AGTTACTGGTATTATGAACTTTTTCAGAAGTACAGATTCAAGTTCAATGACTAATGAAATTGTTCATACTGGAGATCCAACATTCTTAGATATTCTTTATGATACTTATGAAGCTATTCGTAATCCAGCATCTGCTTTACAAACAGGTTGGCAGGCATTGAACTCTGCACTTGGACCTCGTGGTGGATTCCAGAATAAAAACTTATATTGTCTTCATGCTAATACTAACTCATTTAAATCTGCAATGCTTCTTCATATTTCTCGTATGATTAAGGAATATAATGCTTCGAGAGTTATTGATGAATTTAAACGTACTGGAAAGATTCCAACAGTTCTTCACATTAGTATGGAGAATGATAATGATGAAGATAATGAACGTTTGTATAAGACTGTAGTTAAGAAAGATCTTGGAAAATGTACATCTCGAGAAGAACTTAATCAGTCTTGGGAACACAATTTCGGAAATTCTAATAGTGAAGAAGAAAATCCTATTGATATTTCATTCTTGCATGTTGATGCTAGATCTCTTAGTGTTGATGAAATTGATGTTATTATTGAAAATCTTGAAGAAGAAGGATATCGTGTAATTGCTTGTGTCGTTGATTATTTAGGTTTAATTAAACCTAGAATGGAAGATATGGGTAAAGATAACCGTCTTCAGTTAAAGAATATTGCAGATGATTTACTTTCACTTGCAAAGAATAGAGATATTCCAGTTATTACAGCTCATCAGATTAACCGTTCTGGTGGTGCAGTTCTTACAAACTTAAAGAATCAAGGTGGAGTTAATGCTATTTCACAAATGACTAATGAATTCATTGGTGAATCTTATGGTATTGAACAGGCTGTTTCATGGTCAGCATTTATCGATATTGAAATTCATGGTGAAGATCGTTGGTTGATGTTTAAGCGAAACAAATCTCGTTATAAGAATAAGTTTGGCACAGAAACATTTGTAATGAAGATCCGTGATGGTATTATCATTGATGATGATATCTATCTTTCAACTCCATTGTCACTTCCTAAGATTCCTGATGGAATTGGAACTGATGATGCTAATCAGAATCAAGGTTCTAGAGGTATTATTGATATTAGAGATAATAAACATAAAACACCTCCAAAAGATCATCTTATTAAAGTTAAATCTTCAACTGAAGAAAGAGAAGACTTCCTTAATTCTAAAGAAAAGGTTCCTATCGAATATATCGATTGGAATAATTGGATTTATTATCTTGATACTGGTGATTACGAAACAGAAGATTTCTATGTTTGGTCTAACTCTGAAATGTCATATTATGATAGATCGTTTGTTATTGGAGAAACAGAATATGTTAGCTGCGATTTTAACGAAGAAGTAGCTTACGCTTAATTTAACAGGTTATAAATAAATTAAGCTCAAATTCTTTATCTTCAAATGGAATCGTGTAGTTTTCATAACTCTCCTTAGGATTTAGTATACATCGTCGATGGTATTAGATCTTATGAGTTTAATTTGTTTTGATACCTTTAAATAAAACAGGTGCTGGGTAAAACCAGCACCTTCCTTTTACTTTTTTCTTTATTACATTATAATATAACTTAAATTATACCTTTAGGGCGACTTTTATGATAAATCATTCTAAAATTCTTAGCTTTTCATCAAATTTTGGTTCAAAAGCTAATAGCACAGAGTCCCTCGAGGACAAAAAAATAGAACAAAATGATATAATTCACCAGGAATATGAACAATCTCTTGAAGAAGAAACATTTGAAGATGCTGCTAATGAAGAATCTTCTGGCGGCGATTCAGGTGATGATGGTTTAGGAGATATGGAAGACGATATGGATTCGCTTGATTCTCAGATGGACGGTATGGACGATGGGGATTTTGGTGGAGATGATATGGATTCTTCCGATGGTGGATCAGATGGGTCGGATGGAGCCACTGGTGTAGACGATCTAGAAAAAAATAGAGGATCTTCATTAAATCCATTTACCCAGATTAATCAAAAAAACTATCTTATTGGTGAGTTGAATGAACTGTCTGACTCCATTCAACATACGATTACAGAGTATAATAACATGTACGCTGACTGGTCTGAATTAACTCAGCTACGTGAACTCAAATCTATGTTAGATGAAGAACGTAATTCGTTCATTATGCAACAGAATCCGGAAAATTTAATTAAGTTGAGGTTGTATATGAAACAATACGAGACTATAGTTAAAAAACTCAGCAGTATGATAAGTGATAAAGCTAAACGTGATAGTAAGTTATCTCAGAATAACAAATCTACTCCGGTTAGTAAAAATTAAATTCCTTTATTCTTTTAAGGAGAAATAAAATGGCTAATACATTTACTCAATTATCTCGTGAAGATATTGCCAAAGTATATGAATCTCACAAGAAAGATCACGCTCAGTCTTACTACAAATCTCTCGAAAAGTATCAGCATGAACTTCAGAAGTATGTAGGAGCACAGTCAGTGTTCGGAAAAGAAGGCTGGGGAAGAATCGTTGATGATGATAATCTCTTCAATAAAGCAAAGAGCTTGTCAGCTGAAATGTTCGCTGGTGACAAAGTACTCCAGGGTCGTTTCAACCGTCTTATGGATAACACTCGTGAAACAGTAGCTGCTGTTGATAAGGGTGGATTCGGTATGGAAGGTTGGGGTGGCGGTACAGCTGTATACGCATCTTCACAGGGTGGTTTTGCACTTGGTACAACACCATTCATTATTGGTGGTTGGCTTGCTTCTGCTCGTTCAGAAGAAATTTTCCAGCATATTGACAATAAGAACAATATGCGTCTTGAATTTGAATACAATATCGACTATGCACAGATCGGTGATCAGAAGTTCTTCTTCCCACAGTGTTTCCGTGCTGGCGAAATCACAGGTTTCAACAAACTTCCACAGGTTGACTGGGTAACCCCTAATACAAACGCTGGAACATATACTGCTCCTGAAACATGGTGTGGTGAAGATATGTTCATCCTTCTCAACGCTGCTGACGGTTCTGATACTGCAGGTGTTAAGGGTAACCTTCTCACTGTAGCTGGTAAGAACAAGATGAAGTATGGTATCGAACCAAACTATCAGCTTACAGCAATTAAGTTCCAGAATGGTTCTGCTGAAGGAGCTGAAGTTGTAACACGTCGTACAGAACTCCACTATTCTATTATGGTTGGACAGCCAAACGAACGCGATATGAAAGCTACATACACATTGAAAGATGTTGCTGGCTTCGACGAACCAATCGTTCTCCAGATTTACATGCGTGTAAATATCGATAATGGTGATTTCATCCTCTTCGTAAAAGCTCCTACAGCTGACGCTCTTAAACTTATTAAGGGATTCAAGTTTGATGGTAAGATTTCTAACGAAGCTAACGAAATTACAGACATCCCAACAATGGGTGTTGATAAGTTCCAGTTCATTCGTGAATGTGAATACAGAAACTACTCAAAAGTTTCTCTCAACGAATATATGGCTGATAACTTCCGCATCGGTGGTAACAACAACATTTCTTATGCTGCTTATGCTACTGATAAGATGCTTCAGTACACAATCGCTAACCGCGAACTCGAAGCTGAAGACTTCCTCATCAAGCAGGTTCTTGATGACGATGTAGATATCGATACTTTCGAACTTACAAGAAAGATGGGTGGATTCATCCAGAACAATCTTTCATTCGGAATTTCTAAGTTCACACCTGGTCTTGGATTGCAGGATTACAAGTTCGGTCTTAAGAACTACCTTAACAAGGTACTCGCTATGGCTGATACTGATCTTAACATTCCTACATCAGTTAAACGTGAATGGATCCTTATGGGATACGACGCTGTTGTAACTGAATTCCCTGAAGTTAAGTTTGAAAACGCTGCTGTTAACCTCCAGGAACAGGCTGAAGGTTCTGCTGTTAATGAACACTATGGATTCGCTGTTGATACTAAGTGTGGATACATCGATAGCCTTGGTCGTTCAGTACGTATTATCGGTAACGCTGATAAACGTTGGCAGGAACGTGGTCCTTCTGTATACGGTGCTCTCCGCACATACTCAATGGAATATCCATTCCTCGTATACTATCAACATGCTATCCGTATGTTTACAGCTATCGATCCTGATATGCCTAACCGCACAGCTATCATTATTGGTGGTCGTGAATTCCGTGGACACTTCGCTGCTGCAGCTATTAAGCTCACACTCGAAGGAGTTCTCGATAACGCAGGTATGCCAGTAAATAACTTCGATCAGCAGATGGACAACTCTAAAGTTGGCTATGAATTCAAAACTATTAATGGCTAATTAATGGTTTGAATTACTGATTTAAGTTTGTAAAATACATAAGTAGGTGGTTTCGGCCACCTACTTATATTTTATCTCTTTTCAATTTGACACAATAATATATGGATACTATTAAAAACCCTAAAAATTCATCTTTACCTATAAATACATTTGATAAACAAGTTAATGAAGCCAAAACTGGTTTTCATATTAAAATTATTCGTAAAGATGATAAAAATACTTCTAAGGAGAAGAAAGATAATGGAAACATTGATTAGAACACCAGATATGCCTGGTGTACATCAGATGGAAAATTCTGTTGCTTCTGAAGTTCATCCTTCAGACACATCAATTCCAAATGTTATTAGTTCATTCAAAGACGGTGTCGATTATAATTATGATACTGGTACACTTCTTTATGTAAATCCTGAGATTTCTGCTAAAAAGCTTTATTTATCTTATAACGATTTCACAGATGCTGTTAATAGATGTATAGAAGCTGGAGCTGGAATTATTTGGGATGCTTATCAGAAATTTGTCAAACTCAAGTCTGCAAATCCTGATAAATATAAAGAAGCTATTGAAGAAATGGTAAAGATTAATGAAAATTCATTATATTCGCCATTTGCAACATCATTGAACAATCTTACTGATAATAAGAAAGTTAAAGAAGAATTGGTTAATGAGTATAATAAAACTAATGGAATCGGAACTATTGATAATCCAGAAGATGAAGTATGTTTTAGAAAATTTATCATAAATATTCTTCATGATAATCACAATAGTGATATTCCGGCTATTTTAAATAAAAATGAATATTTTGATGAAATAGCTAAGTTAAGATTTGGTCTTCAAAATATTAAATCTAATTTCAGATTTGATGTTGAAAACTGTATAGAATATACAGCTCATAGATCAGATTGTTTTTATTCTACAAGTAATCTTAGTTCTATAGCTTTCAAAGTTAAGCCATTTATTGAAAGAATTTCGCTTACCGTCGGATCATCAATTTACGATTCTATTCCAGTCGTAAATTATAGAGTATGCTTAGACATGCATAAAATAATTAGCTGGTTGATGAATAATTGTAAACTTCCTGATGAGTTACCTGAATTCTTAGATTCTGGCGAAACTGTTAGAGACGAATATATTCGTTCTGTATTGGGTGAATATGTAAACTTCGGTGAAAAGATTGCTAGACGTATTGTTATGGAAATTTATGATATGTCTTACAATATTTCTGGAAACTGGAGACGTTTCTTACAAAAATTCATTGGTTCATATAATAAACTTCTAGTATCAAACCCTGATACAATGAATCTCGTAACTAAAGTAAATTACTTTGCTAATTTCTCAGAATCTCATATTGATCCTAGAATGGCTAAAGAAACAGATTCAATGAATCATGAAACATTTGAAAATATTTTCAAATACATAAATAAAGATTACGATACATATGACGATCAATTTATCAATCAAATGTTTACAGCTATATCAGATTATAGCGATTCTAATAAAGAAGAGTTTATTTTACATCAAGCGTCTATCTTATTTAGAAAAACATTTACAGTTTTCTTTGAAAACGCTATTTTGATAAATTTCTATAGAAAATATGATAGTACTGGACATTATTCTAAATCAATAGAAATGGGTTCATATACTCGTGAATTCTATAGACCATATGATTTTGGCGATCTGTTAAGAAAGGCTTCATCTATTTCAGATTACAATATTCGTGATTTTATTCAGACAATTATTTCAGAATTTAAATCATGTAAAAACAGTATTTATGATCCTGGAAAACTTGCAAATGGCGAATATATGTTCTTCATGTACAGCAAGTTATCAAGAAAACTTTGGATGGAATTATCTAATTTATTGATTCTTACATCTAAGTTAATTGGTATGATGGAACAGACTAAACCAGTAAGAGATTCAGATATTAAATTACATAATAAAGTAAGTAAAACTGTAGATGATTTTGCAGAATTTGTTTACGGAACTCTTGTAAATATGATTTCTGAAGCTAGATATGTTCCTAATCAATTTACTGTTGGTTTCAGAGCTTGGAAATTTGATCTCCCACATTTGACAAAAATTCTTAAATATTGTTCAAATTATGCTAAACCTGTTGTATCTAGAGATTCACATAAAATTGATCAACTTGTTAGAGACGTATTAAAACAACCTGAAAATAAATCACCTAATAATATAGTTGATGATGGTTTCGTAGTTTCTTACAATGTCAGTGATCGTGATAAATATGATCTCAAACATAACTTTGTTATGGGATTACAGCGTCGTGGTTTAGTTAGCTTAGATTTTTAAAACGTATTCTTACTCTCTCAGTTTGAGAGTTAAACAATAATTACTTTTATATATTGTTTATTTGAATGATTGGCAGGATTTAAAAATCCTTTTCGATTATCCAAAGTGTAATCTTAATATAGGAGGTAAGGATATGTTGAAGAAGATCTTGGCTAAAATTCGCGAATGTTTTACAATCGAAATTGTTCCTTTAAGAAGAACTATTGAGACTATAACATTTACCGGATCTAGCTCGTCACAATCATCAATGGATAATCTGAAAGTACGTAACTTCTCTTTCTCGAGTATTTACTCGAGTTGTCAGTAATTAGAGAACGTATTCGGAAACATAGACTATGACATTAGATTTGTGGAACGAGAATAAAAATTTCAACGATGCTTACAATGAATGTGATAAGATTAATCGTATGATAAGAGATTTTGAAAATAGTGGACGTACAATGTCTGGTATGATAATCAAAGATGGCGATTATCGAAGAAACGATTCTATTAATCCATTTGCAAATAGATTACCTAGTATAAATAAAACTGAAACTACTAATAAACAGAAAAAATCTGGAAAGTTACAAAAACTTAAAGGTGTTCTTGCAGTTGGTGGTGTTATAGGTTTAAGTTATGTCGGGTATAAATTTATCTTCAAACCTTTGAAAAAAGAGTATGATAATTTGATGGATAATATTATCGTTAAGTGTGAATCTGAAAAACCGTTAGATGGTAGAATACGTGTTATGACTCCTTTAGAAAGGAAAGCGTATGATCATAAATATGGAAAAGAAACACTTATATTAACCGGTACTGAATATGTTGTTCATGACGATAAAAATTCTACAAACGATTAATTCAACTATTGGAATTTAAGAGACCCCTTGTTAAGGGGTCTCTTTTTATATTCATGGAGGAAAGATGGGAATTTCTAATTGCAGATTAATAACAACACATCAAGTAGTTAAAGAAGATACGGTTGAATATCAAAGTGATATACCTCCAGGAGGTTATCAAGACGAAGAAGAATCACATAAAATTGATTTTGAAATCAATAAAACTAAACCGTGTTATTTATGTTCACATGACAATAATAAAGATAATACTTGTATATATTGTGATATAGAACACAGATGTTGGTCTAAAAAGGCATAATTAAAAAGGAGAATTATCTCCTTTTAAATTTTATATTTATAGGGGTTTAAATTTTTATGGAAAATTCAACAATCGTATTGTTTATTAAATTCTTTGAAGGGTGTATAATTTCAAAAAGAATGAATAGAGCTAAAAAATGGTTATCATTTATTACAGTTTTATTATATGTGATATTCTGTGGAATTTTTACAAATGTTACTATAGGTTTAGATGGTAAAAATGTATCAAATTCGATTATAACATGTGTGACTATTTTATATTGTGCGTTGATAATAATGGTTATGTATTTTCGAGGATCTATAGTTAGTATTTTCTTATTTCAAAATGAATATTTCTTAATGAATGTTATTAAAGAATATTTGGGAAAAATATTCAGAGATATTTATCTAACAGATATTAAAGAGGAAAAAATATTAAATCATATAACAACGTTATCTTATTATATAGCTAATTTATATGATTTACAACGCATAAAGTCACAGAATAATTTCATTTTCTCTAATAAAAAATCTTTATTAGCTTGTGAAGAATTTTTATATTTTCTTAATGTGAAATTAAAAGTTGATGCATTTACAGCTCATTATTCATTATCTGATTTGAATTCCAATCAAATCTCTTATATAATTTATGAAATATTTAAACTAGAATATGAGTCAAATAAAAATAAAATAGATGATAGAATGTTTGAATCTTTAAATAGATTTTTAAACAGTGATATTGGTAAAGATTTTGTTAAAAATCATATTATATATAAATCTAATACTTTCGATGATTATCGTAGTGATGAATGGTCAGAATATAATAAACTAGATTTACCAGTAATAAATCAAACACCGTTTTACCGAAGACATATTGATGATAAAAATAAACAATCTTACAATAAAAGAAAAAATTTGAAATCGAAAGTAGTATCT